CCTCCAACCATGCCAAAACTCCATCTCCAACAAAAGCGCGACTCGCGCCCGACTTTCAAACCTCCTAAGAGGCCTTCATATGCAGGCCCGAGTACCCAAGGCACTCGCTTTCGTATTTTGCTGAAATGCGGCAAGAAACCCTGCGGGGGATTGCTCGGATGCGTTCCAATACGCTCCCAAGCCCTCCCGGTAACACCGGAGAACAGGGTTCGAAAGACAGCAAGACCGGGAGAGGGGCGAACCCCTCTTCCTTCTCGCAAGCCTTCCAAAGTTTATACCAGTGTTTCCTCATCGCAAGGTTCCTCTTTCCAACCTGAATCTCTGCTTTCTGCGCACGTGGGGCGAAATCCTCGCGGTGTACGTCTGTTAACTCTACAGGAAGCTCAAGTGCTGACTCCCAGAGGGAGGAGGCATAACTGAGCGACCCAAGAGAACTCCCTATGGAAGAGAAACGGGTATCACCCATTTTCTCTTCCTCCGCGAGATCGCGGTCGGGGACGGACACCATGAGGTTGTCATCACGGTGCAGAGCTTTTTGTATATAATTCGGAAAATCAATATCCTTGCCGGGTAAGGCTCGGATGTGGACATTCCCAGGTTGAAAAGACTTCATGATCATTGTGGCTAACATTTTTTGTTTCGCAGAGATTTGCTCATCCAGGGACGCGGATCGCGTCCATGGAAGGCCTAACCCTCCAAGGTGTTTTGGTAACCACCAAGACATTCCTGAGGGAATTTCGCTGAGCAAGCCACTCTCTAAGTGAGATTTAATAAATAAGGACATTAAATGATCATGGGAGTCAGGATGATGACCCTTCAAAAATTCCTTCGCTAAAGAGGATAAGTCTTCGAATGTTCGAAGATCGCCACCCCTCACCTTTTCCCGGCCCAACAGGCCAAAGTTAATATAAGGAGCGACTTCAAATCCCCTGGGTGTAAGAATAAAGGCAGTCGAATTGATCTGGCACCAATCCTTGGCAGTGTAACACTTACCAACGGATAGGTCCATGCCTATGTGAGCAGACGCTTGCGCCCAGCGAGATCGCTGGCGTGCGGTGAAAAGCATCACACAGTCATCCCCATTTATCAAGAGCGGCAACTCTCTGAGTTCCTTCTCAGCATCTTCGAACTCCGCACGGAAACCTGCCAGGCAAATGCCGGCATTGGCCATGCAGAGAACAATGAAGCTGATGATAGAACCCATAAGCTGCCCTGTCTCCTGATCAACGGGATCAAGATTCAACTCGGTCGGATAGTGTATCCTGTGACCGACAAGAGCCTTCGCCCCCAGGCGGCGAACCCACCTAGGGAACTCACACCACTCGCAAATGGTGTTCCAGATGCCTCGAGAAAAGCAAGAGCGGATAGAGTCCGTACTCGTAGCATAATCGCCACTTTCCAGTGTTTTACCCTCACTCTCCCTCATAACACCTGCCTCAACGTTGAAGATTTCGTTGAGGGACTCTGCGGATGCTGGCTCTCCCGTCAAACGGAAAGTCGGATGAGCCTTCATGGCCTTCCACAGAGTCTTTTGATAAGGCTTCAGCAGCCAATAGGGGACCACGGGACCGGCCGTCACTGCGCGAACCTTCAGTGGCTCTAGCACAAATGACGCCGTCGTGTCGAATCCCCTCTGCTTCCTTATACCGTCCTTAAGTAAGGCGGCAAAGTCCTCAGAAGCAGCGTCTACGTCCGTGTAGACAGCATGGCAACCTATATGTGGGTGATAAACCATTTCCATTAAATCCCTACCCATGTGTTTCAACAAACATCTCCTCCAGTTAAACAATAT